TAGTTCTTCAAGAGCCTGTGGGCTTAGATCTTGAATCTTATCTTCTTCGACTAGACGCTTTTTGCCATCGAGTAAGTCTACTGTTTCTTTGTTCTTTTCTAAATCTTTTTGATAATTGGCTATCTTTGTTCGGGCTTGAGCGATCTTTTTTCTTTTTTCTCGTATCTTTTTCTGGGCATTTAACTTAGCTTTTGTTTCTGAATGAAAGTTATAGCCTCGGCCTTTTGAGCCTTGTGGACGCCCAGTCTTTTTTCGGGGTGTTCCGTCTTTCTTTAAAACAAAAGAGCCGTCAGGGTTTTTGGCATAATTATCAGGGTTTATATCCCAATCATTTTCTTTATTGATTATGTCGGTCATCTCTAGCCTGCGAGATTTTTCGCAATCCTTCATGCGAGATTGATCGGCCTGTTTTATGACTTAACCACAGTGCGCCTTCGCGAAGAGAAAGAGAACGAGAATTAATCATAGGCAAGATAGTTTCTAAAGCCGCTAATTCTTTTTCAACGGGCAACAACATGCCTTTATCTTCTTCGTCAAGTTTGTAACCAAAAGGCACAATACTATTTACTCGTCTTTCATACTTCTTCATATTCTGCATCTTCTATTATTGTTTTATTTTTAGCAGGAAGAATAAATATGCCATTATTAGATTCTACAGTAATGTCGAGCTTATCGGTCTTAGAGATTCCTACACGGTCTAGAACGGTCTGAGCGGCTTGTAATCGAATGTTAGCTTGTGGTATAGGCTCATCACTGTTCATGATGTTTACGAGCCTTAGAGCCGCTTGAGGAGCGTTAGAGGCTAGTATGCCCTGAGTCATTTCAAGAATCTCAGATTTTAAAGCTTTAACAACTGCGGTATATGAACCTTCGGCATAACCTGCAAGCTCTGCGGCTTGTTTAGCATTGCCGTTACAAGAGATAAGATTCTCCAAGAACGTTTGTTGTTTAGTTGTTAATTCTTTTTTAGTATTCATAGTTTATATATTATAAGGGCATATTGAGCTTTTGTCAAGAGGTTTTTAAAAAAATAATTTTTTTCTTGACAAAATTGATATTTACCCTTATAATAACATTATAACCCCCCGAGGGTTATATACATACATCAAGGATAAAAGTAAAAGGGGCTTTATAGCCTCTTTTTTTATATTTGTTTTATACCCTTTCTAGAGACCTGTCGCAAAATAAAGGGTCTTTAGAGACTTGTGGAACTAGCTGGTTGACATCCGAAACCTTCCGAAAATGTATAAGAATGTATATATATATACGGTACCCCCCCCGGCCTTCTGCCTCCCCCCTTCTTTAAAGATTCTGTAGTCTTTTATAGAACTAATAAACTAAATAAAACTAATAAGACCTAAAAAGAATTAAAAGTTCTATACTACCGAGTTTTATCTAATCCTATTGAGAGCGGCTTACTAGATTTCCTAGTTGACAAGATCAAAAGAGATGTAAAAATCTTTTAAGATTTTTACATTTTTTTAAAATCCTAAAGGATTTTAACAATTTAGAAAATTTTTTTAATATCGTAGATATTAAGTCTCAAGATTTCTCACCAACCCCTAAAGGGGTTGACTTAGGGTTCCGAAATCCGTATCATTGAAAGGGTCGGCGAAACAAGCCGTCACAGTCTTTAACTGATATTTATAGGAATATACTTATGTCAACTCTTATGTCTAATACTGCTATCTACTCTGTTGAATCAAACCGTCCTGCTACAACAAAGCAAATCTATGCTGTTGGCAATCACTTTGGTCGACTCTATGATGCTAAAAATTCATGGAAATTCGGCAAGGTTTTTGGTGCAATATTACTTAAACATCAACAAGAACACAAAAATACTCCAATAACTCATGGTGATATCCAAAACTATTTCAAAGCCGAAAAAGTTCCGGCAAAATTTGTGAATCAAATCAGCTTGAAAACTCCGGAGAAAAAAGAAAAGAAAGTAGTAGTCGAAAAAACAATAACTAAAAATGACAACAAAAAAATAGAAGCTCTCGAAAAGAAATTAGCAACCCTCGATGCTAAATTAGAAATTATTATGGCTTACATTCAAGCCGACCCTGAAGCATAATAATTAATTCAAAGCTCTCAAAAATACTTGAGAGCTTTTTTTTTATTCTTTTATAGGAGATATATTCTTATGGTTATATTAAAAAAATCTATATTGACTGGTAATAATAACTCTATGAATTTAGATATTACTCCAAAACAATTAAGTTTGTGGCGGTGTGGCACCAGTTTAATTCAAGATGTTATGCCGAATCTTAGCGATGTTGAGCGAGAATTTCTTATTACTGGGATGTCTGAAGAAGAACAAATTAAATTTTATAGCCAATTTGAAGACGAGGAATAAAATAATGCGCGTATTTGTTTATTACAATTTGCATAAAAATCTATGGTCTATTAAATCTTTAGACTCTGGTCGTGTTATCGGTCACAAGGATATAATAATTTTAGGCGGTGTGGCACCAAAAATTTCAGAGGCAGGCAGACTTCGAGTCTTAAAAGAAAAGCAAAAAAATGTACATGCTGGGCTAACTGGAACATTAAAACCTCTAAAGATCTATAACAACTTTGAAGAATCTATATTGAATTGTAAACAAATTACATACAATCCTTATAAGTATAACACCTTTGTTTATAAAGACAATGATAACATATCTTTCGAAGGTTGTCAAGAGGCTGTGTTAATAAATAAACGCGTGTATGAAATCCCTACGGGATTCTGGACTTGACAAAGGCCACCGACCTGTGGTAATCTGTATGGGCTTTCAAGCAATCAACGGAGAAAACAAGCATGAACAAAGAATCAATTAAATATTTGTTAGAAGGCACGGCTCAGACCTTTAAAGATCTTAGCGAATTAAATGCTAGAGACTTTGAAGATACTGAAGATCAATTTTTTAAAGGAAAAGCTAATGCTTATGAGCTAGCAACAAGACATATCGAAAGCCTTATTGAAATTTATTTCACTGACATTGCGGAGTAAAAATCATGTACGATATTCATGCGAAAAATATACAAACTTATGCGGCCATCAATGCCGATAACCTTGCTAATGTTATTCTTATGGTGGCGCTTAGCATTCAACAAGATTGGAGATCTGTTGGCAAACAATTATTAGATGTTAAAGAACATGGTCTTGAGTCTCGTTTTCTTTGGGGCAATAAGAGAAACACGTACAAGTATATTAGCGCGAAAAAGCATTTAGTATACTCACAGTACATGGCAGTCTTAAAATCCAAAAAAGACGACCACGCAAAAGCTCTGAGCTTAATGCAAATATTTCTTAGAGTGCCGGGTCTTGGCCTAGCAAAGGCCGGATTTGTTTGTCAATTGGCGGCAGGCTTGGTAGGTTGTATAGATGTTCACAATATTAGAATGTATGGCATCGATCCCAATCATTTAAAAGTCTCGATGAAAGTAAAGAATAAAGAATTAGTTAAAACAAAAATAAATAATTATATAAACATTTGCCATGCAATCGGCACAGAAAAGCTCTGGAATAACTGGTGCGAATATCTTTCTACAAAGAATAAAACATGGCGCGATGGTTTCCATGTTTCCGAAGTTCATGAACAATACTTAATGGGAGTTTAAACCATGTCTAAATTTACTGGAATGGATTACGTTTACAAAAAAAGTTTAGATAAACTTGTTGAAAATTTAATTGATTGGCATTATGCCATGCAACACGACATGGAACATGGGACTGAACAGCAATTAAAACTATCAAGCAAAAGATTTTTTGAAGGAGTTATTAAAGCCTATGAAGTTTTCGGCATAGAAACAGCCTATCTTGCCGGAGCCTACCGATACTTTGAAAAGGAAATTAAAAATGACTAGACGTAAAATAGATTTTACAGTTTTTGCAAGTGCTTATTATCTTATGAATCCTTTTCCCGATAACTGGGAATCTTTATCAGATGAGGACTTGGCAGATCTTATACAAGAAAATGTTGTAGAAAAATATCAAGACTTAGGAATTCCTTATATCTTTTATGAAATAACAGATCTTGCGAGTGAGTTCTCATATATGTATGACCTTGGATACACCGATGCCTTAAAAGAAAAAGACGCGAGCGCGCTGAACCCCGAAGGGGTGGGGGCTTGACAAACGGCTCGGTTTGTCGTATGATGTAACGGCATTCGAGGCATGGTGTCTTGAATGCTCTCTTAACCTTAATGACTATGGAGTCTCTTATGAAAACTGGAAAAATCTTCAATCGTTCTTACATCATTCGTGTTAGAAAAAATAAAACACGTTATGGACTGAGTTCAGGTGAATG